TTCCTCATCTACAGCAACACCAAGATTCTATGCACAGTTTGATGCAAATAACTTTATTGTTGCCCCTACCCCAAATTCAAATTATGCAGTAGAATTACATTACTACTATAAACCAACTAGTTTAACTGATGTTGGGGAAAATACCACAACATGGTTAAGCACTAATGCTCCATTTGCATTATTGTTTGGCTCGTTGGTAGATGCATATTTATTTATGAAAGGTGAGCCTGATCTTATACAACAATATGAAAAAAGATTTATGGATCAATTAACAAGACTTAAAGATTATGGAGAAGCTAGAGAGAATACTGATGCTTATTCTGAAGGTCTACCAAGAGCGCAGAGAACATAGGAGTAAAAAATGGCAACAGCAAATGCGGCAACCAATTATCTAGAAAGAAGAATATTACATTTTTTGTTTAAGAATAATTCTCTTAGTTTTTCATCTCCGGGTGATAGCATTTATGTAGGACTTGCAACGGCAGTAAGTGCGGCTGAAACTGGATCAGTTACAGAAGCAACATTTACAAACTATGCAAGACAACAAGTTACAGCAGCAAACTGGACCACAATAGGTGCAGACTCAACAGACACACAAACTGCAATCAACGCAGCTAATATTGAGTTTCCAGCATCTGGTGGCACAAGCAATACAATCACCCATGTTATAATAGCAGATGCCTCTAGTAGTGGTAATATACTTTTTGTAGGTGCGTTAGATGCAAGTAAGACAATAGCTAGTGGTGATATATTTAGAATCAATGCAGGGAATCTAACAATAGAGTTGAAGTAATGGCACTTGTACTAAACGACAGAGTAAAAGAAACAACGACTACAACTGGCACTGGAGCCTTAACTCTAGGTGGTGCAGTTACTGGCTTTGAGACTTTTGGTACTGGCGTTGGTAATTCTAACACAACATATTATGCAGTAACTCTAGGTGGATCAGCAGAGTTTGAGGTTGGTTTAGGTACATTAAATAGTGACTCAACTACGATAACAAGAACAACAGTTATAAGCAGTTCTAACAGTGATAGTGCAGTAAACTTTAGTGCAGGTACAAAAACTATATTTTGTACAATACCAGCATCTAAGTCAGTGTTTCTAGATGCTAGTGGCAATGTATCAGTTGGTGCAGATTTATCTGTAGGAGATGATCTCACAATAGAAGGTGGATTAATCGATCTTAGATCTAACAGTGGATCAGCATCGCAAATTAAGTTTTATTGTGAAGTTAGTAATGCTCATGCACAAACACTAACGGCACAACCACACTCTGCCGCTGCTGCAAATACATTAAGACTTCCTGATAGTGGAGATAGTGGCACACAAGACTTGGTTGCTGTAGATACTACACAGACACTAACAAACAAAAGTTTAACAGCACCAACTATAACTGGCACAGCAGTTATGGCTGACTTGGATATATCTGGTGACGTAGATGTAGACGGAACATTAGAAGCTGATGCAATAACAGTAAACGGAACTGCTTTGAACACAGTGATTGCAGGTGTTACAGTAACCAATGCGACTAATGCAGCACATGTAACTGTCGCAGATAATGAGAGTACAAATGAAGAAAACTTAATACCTTTCATTGAAGATGCTTCTGCTACTGGAAATGTAGGTTTAGAATCTGATGGTGACTTTGCATATAATCCAAGCACTGGCACAGTTACAGCTACAATATTTAAAGGTAATATAGATGCCGTAGATGGTGACTTTGATGGTACATTAGAAGCAGATGCTATGACATTAAATGGTACCGCAATAACTACAACAGCTACTTTATCAACTGGTATATCTAATGGTAATGTATTAGTTGCAACAAGTGGTATAGCAGATAATGATTTTTTAAGAGTTGATGGTACAAGTATAGAAGGCAGAAGTGCTAGTGAAGTATTAAGTGATATAGGTGCAACAACAGCAACAGCAGCATCAGATGAAGCTACAGCTTTAGCAATAGCGTTAGGATAATAACATGGCAAATACATTTAAAGTAATTACAAGAGATGTTGCTCCTGCAAGTGCTGGAACTCCCGAAACTCTTTATACAGTTCAAACTGGTAGCACAGTTATAGTATTAGGATTAACACTGGCTAATGTGCATACGGCACAAGTTACTGGTACAGTTCAACTTGTAAGTACAACAACACAAACATCACAGACACAAAATACTACGGCTCATATTGTAAAAGATATACCAGTTCCAGTAGGGTCCTCTGTAGAGATCATGGCTGGTAATAAGATTGTATTAAATGTAGGTGATATAATAAAGATAGACTGCTCTGTAGCAGATAAACTATCCGTGACTATGAGTTATATGGAGATAACGTAATATGCCATATATAGGTAATGAAGTTGGAAATAGATTTGTAGCGAGTAAAGCGGCATCAGTATATTCTGGTGATGGATCTACAACTGCATTTACATTAGAACACGCAGTAGGATCAGATGAGGATATACTTGTATCTGTAGATGGTGTTATCCAAGAGCCATCAGTGGCATATGCGGTAAGTAGTGGAACAACATTGACATTTACTGCCGCACCCTCAAGTAACTCTGGTAATAATATATTTGTTTATTATTTGTTTAGAACTGTGGCTACAGTTGACCATCCATCTACATCATCATTACAAGCAACAGATGGTACGTTTAGTGCTGGTATAACTGGTACATTACAGACTGCCGCACAGACAAATATAACAAGTGTTGGTACATTAACTTCTTTTAGATCAACTGGCATAGACGATAATGCTGATGCCCTTGCAATGACCATTGATAGTTCTGAAAATGTTTTAATTGGTACTACTACTACAAATCCAGCAGATAATAATGATGCATCAGGATTACAGCTTTCCTCTATAGGTTCAATACAAGCAAGTGTATCAAATGCAACACCTTCTATATTTAATCGTGGTAATGATGGTGTAATTACTGGTTTTTTAAGGGCTGGTGTTTCTGTGGGAAATATTGGAGTAACTTCAAGTGACCAAGTGTATTTTTCAAGAGCAACTGGCTCACAAGGTATAAAATTAAAAAATTCAGCTTTAATGCCATCTAATGCTGATGGTGGTGATAGTGATGCTGACCAAGATTTAGGAAGTTCCTCAGTTCGTTGGAAAGACCTCTACCTATCAAGTGGTGTATTCTTAGGTGGTACTGGTTCAGCAAATCAACTTGACGATTATGAAGAGGGAACTTGGACACCTGCTTATTCTGGTGGTGGTTCTGCTCCGACAGTTGGTTATAGTCAACAAGTAGGCTCATATGTAAAAGTTGGTAAATTTGTATTTCTTTCTTTTTCTTTAAATACAAGTTCAGTAAGTGGTGGTTCATCAAGTAGTGATCTTTATGTAAGTGGAATACCTTTTGCGTGTGGTAGTGGAACTGGAGACAGAGGAGCTTTAAGCACTGTTAGAACTCAAAACTGGGTAAGTAATGCTCGTTCACCCGTTGCTGGTTATATAAATGAAGGATCAAGTCTTATTTTGTTAAGTTCTTATGATGCTGGAGCATATTCTACTGCAACCCTTTGTGATACAGATGACTTAAGAACTACTGGGGACAGTAATCAACTAACAGCAACAGTAACATATATAAGTGCATAAGGAATAAAGAATGGCATTAACAAAAGTAATAGGAGCAGGATTAGGTACATTAACTGAAGATCTTTTAGTTACTGGTACAACTCCTAAAATTACTATTGGTGACGCAGGTGCGGAAGATACAGCAATAGTATTTGATGGAAATGCACAAGATTTTTATATTGGCTTAGATGATACAAATGACAATCTTTCTATTGGATTAGGGTCTACTATTGGTAGTACGCAATTACTTAAATTTACATCTGGTGACATTGTTATTAATGAAGATAGTGCTGATATAAACTTTCGTGTAGAAGGTAATGGTGATGCCACTTTACTTAAATGTGACGCAGGTGAAGACAACGTAAAGATAAAAACAGATAATAATTATGCGGCTTTAGTAATAGAAAACGATGACGCAGGTAGTCAAGAAAGAGCTTTATACGCTTCTGTAACAGCAACAAGTGGTACAAGTGCAAATAATGTAGCCTTGTTTTCTGCAACACATAGTAACATGACAAACCCATTAGTTAGGATACATCACGAAGATCCATCTGCTGACCAATTACTTATACAAGCAACAACTACTGGCAGTAATACAGTAAAGTTTTCTGTAGATGAAGATGGTGATGCTTATGTAGCAGGTGGATTATTGGTTGGCGGAACGGGTACGGCAAATCTATTAGACGATTATGAAGAAGGAACATGGACACCATCATTAAGTCAGCCATCTAATCAAGTTGGAACTTGGGGTTCATCACTCTATGGTACGTATACTAAAGTTGGGCGAAAAGTAACTCTGCATTGTACTATTAATGGTTCAGGTATGTACTTTAGCTCTACTGCTGGATATTATGCTATTACTGGTTTTCCTTTTTCTGGTTATTATTTTACTGGTTCTACAGCTTACGCTGGTTCTTGGACTGGTAGCTCTGTGGCAAATAGTAGTGGTGGTAGTGTTTATCTTTACGCAGCTACTATGTATATACACTCCTCGAATTCTGGTCAGTCTTCAAGTGGAGTAGGTAACATAGGTGTATCGATAACATATTTTACAACATAGAATAGGAATAAAAAATGTCATTAAAAAAACAAAGGAGTAAAAAATGGCTATAACAAAAGAAGCAGTGATCGAAAAGATCGAGGTCGTTGGCAGTTGGAACATACAAGTTGCAACGGACACGGTAATAAAAGAAGACGGAACTGAAATCAGTAGATCAAGGCATCGTCATGTCTTAGTGCCATTTGCATCATCTAAAGATTCAGATGATAAATGGACACATACTGCTACAGATATAAGTGGTGAAGATTCTC